CGCCCCTCCACGCAGCGTGCATGCTTCCACTCTACACGCTTGGTAACGCTCAACACCTAATAAACTCCGTCATACTACCACTTGGAAACAAGGCGTACCATTTCCTTCACGCCCCCCGGTCCAAACAACTTGTTGACGCACCTAGCAGCGGTGATGTCAGCAACAAGTCGTCCGATCGGGGCAGAAAACGCTTTATCAGGACGGACGCGCACAAAACTGAAAACTGTGTCGACACGAGCACTGGGACTCATCTCGATCACGGTGCCTGGTGGCCACTTATCATTGACCGGCTGTGGTATGGGAGAGCCCTCAAAGCCCCCTACCTCCCACGCGCTAGTCAAGCTCTCGTACATCTCATCGGACCGGATGTCGAGAGTGTTCTTCTCCACGGGTTTAACAAAGTGGCCATTGCGCCCGTTAATGGTGAAATTCAACCCATCAACAGGCACAGCCACTTCAAGGGACCCAAGCCGGCCGAACACAAGGTGATCGGCTCCATCAATGCGTCCACACATCCCAGGGCCGGTAGAAAATATACCGACGGAGTGCAAAGGCGCAATGAGGTGGCGAATGGCAGCGAGCGCGCCATAGTCGAGAGGGTCACACTCTGCATTTGCAACGCAGATGACTCCCAACACAGCGAGCAGACTGCCTGACGCGCGACAACGCAACAACTCCGCTACCAGCACCATCTTCTGTGTGAACACTTTAGGCAACCTAAAGACGACACGCTTAGAGTGGGCTATAAAAACCCCAACCTGCCCATCGATAATTAGCACGCCAGGCACGCCATCAAACTTCGGCATCATGGTGTCGGGATCGAGACGACCATGGTCGGACTGCGTGACGATACGCTTAACGCCAGTGAACGGCCTGGGATTGATCTTGTCGACCAGGTCGTCATAGGGCACATCGGGGGGAGACGGGAACGGAGTTGGAACAGGTACAGCATAGGGGTCAATCGCAACAGGGCGAGTGACTCTACGCGGCAACTGCTTGCGGTAGATGAATTGCGTCCATTGCTGGACGGAACTCTTGTTGCTGTTTGACGTCCAGGTCAGCACCTTGTCGAACGCATGGTGCGTAACGTCGGAGGAGTAGCACACGTCATCATCGAACCGCCCACCAATGGTGGCGGCATCGAAGTGCTCTGTGCCAGCCTCCAACGCAACACTGCGTCCATGCTCGGCCCGGGCAAAAGCCTCGTGGTGGTCAACCAGCACGATGCCATCAGCAGGGACAACGTCAGAGAGCTTGTTGAGAAGACCGTAAACTGAACGACTCTCAGGGTCAACCTTGAAGACCTGACCGAGACATTTAGTGGCCATCACAACGTCAAATTCATCTACCTCACACTTGTCGACGAACGTCCATGCATCCTCGCAAACAAAGTCGGCGTCCACAATTCCTGAGTATCCAGCATCGTTAAATATCCTGGACATCTTAGCAAGAGCGGGCGCCGATGTGTCAACGAAGACAACGCGGGCGGGTCCGTGTAAGAGAAGCGTCAATAAGTGACGCGAAGCACCGCAACCAAGAATGAGAATGGAAGAGCCACGCAAGACAGAGGTAGAGCGAAGCGCGGAGCGCGTTGCTCCGGCGTACTTACGCTCCATCTTGCGAAGATGCTCACCATGGGAACTGAGGAGAAAAGCTTGCGCCCTTTTGTCAGTCTGGTGTGGGTCAGCTGCGAGAGAATACGGAACGAATTTTGCTTTCGGTTCCGCATAGTCAACCAACGACAAAGGTACCACTCCTTGACGACCCTCAGCGCGTTCTGCGGTACGCACAGAAGACACAACTGATCGAGAAGAAGAGGTACGACTACCTCCTGAAAAGGGTCTGCTCCCGACATTTGGAGACGGCGGGGGCAGTTCTCCTTGAGAACCCTTCCGTAACTCGTACCTTGGCATGACGGCTTGAATTAGAT